TCTAGTCTTGCATCAGTAACAATTTCTTCAACAAACCTAGTAATAAACCTTCAAGCCTCAGAGTATGACGGCACATGGGGAGCCTTTGATGCAGAGGTTTTAGTCCATCTATTTATTTCGGTTGTGATATAATGAATAAGGTGAAATGACATGGCATCTGAATCTATTGGCGCAATTTATCCCACACAAATACCTGGGTATGCAGACAATGCTGACATTCAAGAGGCATTTAGACTCTACCACTATGGATCTGCAGCATACAACACAGCAAATACAAACCCAGCAAGCCTTGTAAATCCATCAGTTGCCTATACTTTAAATAGTTTACAAGATCAAATTACTTCTGCCGCTGGATCAATAGCAACTTCTTTTGTAGCCGCAAAAGGAGATTTAATTAGTGCATCTGCAAATGATACTCCGTTAATTTTAAGTGTTGGAACCAATGGAAAAATATTAAGTGCTAATAGCGCAACTGCAACTGGTTTAGAGTGGATTGCTACATCAGGAATAACTTCTGTTGGAACTTTATCATCTTTAGCGGTAACTGGAAATGCTGTCTATCACATTGATACAAATGCACAAGTTGCATCATATACTTTAGTTTTAGCAGATGATGGAAAAGTCGTAGAGGTTGGATCTGCATCTGCAAACACCTTAACAGTTCCTACAAATGCTTCTGTAGCATTTCCAGTAGGTACACAAATTACTGTTATTCAAACTGGTACAGGCCAAACCACAATTACTCCAGTTTCTGGAACTGTAACAGTTAATGCAACTCCAGGATTAAAACTTCGTGCACAGTGGTCATCTTGTGTACTTATTAAACGAGCAACAAACACTTGGGTAGCACTAGGCGACTTGGTGGCTTAATATGCCAGTCAACAGTGGATCGCAGTCATCTGCTGGTCGTCAACCAGGAACACCTACAATTGGAAGCGCAACAGCAGGAAATGCAAGTGCTTCAATTGCCTTTACTTCCCCAGACTACACTGGTAAACCAAATACATCTTTAACTTATACCGCAACAACAACTCCAGGATCGGTTACTGGAACAAGTTCTTCTAGTCCAATATCGGTAACTGGATTAACAAATGGTGTTTCTTATACTGCTGTTGTTAAATTAAATAATACCGTTCAAGATTCACTCAACTCTGCAGCAAGCAATTCTTTTACACCAGTTGCACCTCCACCACCGCCACCGCCTCCTCCTCCACCTATTATTGCAGTTACACCACCAATTATTGCTGTAACTCCTCCTCCAATTATTGCAGTTACACCTCCAATTATTGCAGTTACACCTCCAATTATTGCTGTAACTCCTCCAATTATTGCGGTAACCCCACCTATCATTGCAGTTACACCTCCAATTATTGCGGTAACCCCACCACCAGCACCTGCCTGTGGAGATGGAAGCGCACAATGCCCAGGAGACTTTGGTAATTGCGTCCCTGGACCATGTGCAGCATAATATGATAAACTTATATATAAACAAGGAGAACACGTGTACGCATGTATAGTAAAAAATAGTCAAGGTACTTGGGATGTTTGGAATTCATTTTCTTATCCTTCTCATCTTGCTGACAGACAAGAAAGGCTTGATGCTGCTTTAACAAGTGGTTTTCCTGTTATTGGAAGAAATTTAACCCAGTATGGACCATCAGTTAAAACTGGTGCTATTTGGAACGGTACAGAATTTACTGGAGGAAACTCTTCAGCAATAACAGAAGAATCAAATACAAGTCTATATTCATATGTTTGTAATAATGTAATTCTTTTGACTTTTTTTGGACAAGCCAATACTGAAATAAATAACATGATGGAAGTAATTTTTTCTGAAGAGGAAGAAACAACAATAATTAAAGTTCCAGAAGGCCAGACCGCTAATAAAGGTGATGTCTGGGATGGTCAAAACATAATTAATCAATAAAAAATAGGGGGGGTGGATGTGTCAAAGTGGGAAGAATGGAAAGAAGCCATGGGAGAAACAAGACCTTGGCATGTGCTTGATCCAAGTAAATATGTAGAAGATGAAGAATTAGGAAATACAAGACTTGAAATCTGTAAAGGCTGTCCAGAATTGATTCAATTAACAACAACATGTAAAAAGTGTGGCTGCTTTATGGCAGTAAAAACTAAATTAAAAGCATCAACCTGTCCAATTGGTAAGTGGTAACATGTTTAAGGCAAATATACTACAAGACTTTATTTCAAAAGAAAACCGTGAATATATTATTAATGCTGCTATTACTTCAGACTTATGGGCAAGTGGTGGCTCTGAGTTTTGGGATAATCGTGTAATTAATTATCACAGTATTGGTGAGTATGATAGAAATGCTGCCGCTATTATGTTAGATGTTAACATTCGTTGTGGGCAAAGAATTAAAGAATTGTTTAATATAGAAGAAATCTATTCAGACACTCTTCAAATTATCAGATGGTTTCCAGGTATGGAACAGCCACCTCATGCAGATGACATGAGTAATACAGACATTACTGGATTTGATCACAGAGCATTTGGATCTATTATTTATTTAAATGATGAATATACTGGTGGACATACATATTATCCAAATTTTGATTTTGAAGTAATTCCAAAGGCTGGAGCGTTAGCAATTCATCCAGGAGATCCAGAACATCTTCATGGAGTAACAAAGGTTGAAGATGGAATGAGATATACAATTGCTTCATTTTGGACACAAGACAAAGAAAAAAGTCATGCCTGGCCCATATATTAATGATGACGGGTATGAAGTACCTGAAAATACAATCTTAGTTGTTCCTCATGCAGTTGATCATGATGGATTCTATAAAGAAATATTAAAACCACTTAAAGGCAATCCTAAAAGAGATTGGTTCAATGCTCATTTTTATTATTGCCTACCATTAAGCATTGGAAACCAATATGGGTTTGTTATAGAGTCATTAAGAGATTTTGAAGTAATTTGGGATGGAACAGGAGCAAATCCAGAAATTACTTTCTTAAATGATGACAATAATAATAAACAGGTAATTAAAGGTGGATTTGGTAGTGGAATTATTACTGTTCAAAATATGTTTGCGTTAAAAACTTCTCCAGGAATTAATCTAATGACAATTCAACCACCAAATATGTTTATTCCAGGGTGTGTATCTATGACTGGAGTTATTGAGACTGATCAAATTAAACGTGATTTTACTTTTAACATTAAAGTTACCGTTCCAAATTTAAAGATAACAGTAAAGAAAGGTGATCCACTAGGAGCCTTTATTCCAATCCCAAGACACTTTGTAGATAACTTTGATGCAAGACTTGTTACGGATATTTTTGACAGAGAATTGCATGTTAATGAGGTTCAAGAATCAGTAAGCCTAGGCAACGAAAGAGATACAATAGACAAAACAAAACCCCATCAATCTGGCCGTAGATATTTTAACGGTATAAATTTTGATGGAACACCATATCCCGACCATCAGAAAAGAGTGCCAAAATGAAGCAGCCATTAATCATAAATAACTTATTATCAGAAGAAGACTTTAAACAACTACAGGACTATGTAAAGGGATTAGATAAGTTAACATTAGGACATTCTGATCAGTTTAACAGATATGAGTTTGGTGGCTCTGAAATATTAGAGTCATTGCATAAAAAACTAACACCTATAGCCCAGGATTTCTTTGAAAGCAAAAACTTGGTTCCTTCTTTTAATTTTGGATCTTGGTATTATGGACAGGCTTCCTTAGAAAAACATAGAGACGTTGCTCCATGTACTTACAGCATAGACCTTTGTGTATATCAAACTACTCCTTGGGATTTATATGTTGAAGGGGTTCCTTATACTTTGCAGGAAAATGAAGCCCTGCTGTATTATGGAGAAGGCCAAAAGCACTGGAGAGAAGACTTTCCAGATGGTGAAGATAATGTTGTTTGCAATGTTTTCTTTTTCTATGTAGAGCCAGATCACTGGTCAATTACTGAACCTGAAGAAAAACACGATATGATTAGAAGACAGAATGCTATTGAAAGGAACCTATTATGAAAATAGAAGAGAAGTGCAATGGAAATGTTCTTATATTTGAAGATTTCCTAACTTCAGAAGAAGTTCAATTACTAGACTCATTTATGAGAAACTTTGACTACGACAATCTACAAGAGCATGAATTTAAATATTGGGGTAAGCGTTTAATTAATGACCACCAAATGAAATTAAATCCTGGCTATGAGAATGTTATGGATGAGGTAATGCCTAGCCTAAATGCTATATTGCAAAGAGTCACAGATGCTTTAAATGAGCATGACTATCAAGCAGAATGGGTTCCTTCTCCACACAATTTAATTAAGATGTTTGATGGATCAAGCAATATGGCTTTTGATGGAGATGCTGAGTTAGAGATGTTTATCCATATAGATAATCAAGGACATATGGAAAGCCCAATTATGTGGGGAAGCGTAGTTTATTTTAATGATGACTATGAAGGTGGAGAAATCTACTACCCAGACTACGATTATTTGTATAAGCCAAAAGCAGGATCTATGGCTATGCACAGAGGTAATACTCGTCATGGAGTTAAGAAAGTAACTTCAGGTGAAAGATTCTGTGGAGCATCTTTAGTTACAATAAAGGGCAAATGGAATGAAAACCCATTGCCAACTAGAACTGATAATGTAGATAATCCTTATCACTATCCAGCAGGATATTGGGGCAAGCGTTATAAACTTGATCCTATTCAGGGTGAAATTAAAAATCTTAGAAGTGATGGATCTACAGCAGAATACAATCCAGAACCTCAACTAGGAAAGGCAGACGGTAATGATTAATCAAGAACTAATAGAAGAAGCAATAAGAGATAGAAAGATTCATGTATTTAGGAATGCTTTTCCAGATACTCCAAAATGGGAGACTATGTTAGCAATCATTGCAAAGTATGTGGCAAGAGATGTTGAAGAGTTTCCAGATAAAAGTCACCTAAGCACTAAAAATTTGGGTGAGGCATATCTTAGT